ACAGCAATCGATTATAATAACACAGAAGTAGTATTAGTCTTAGTGGACAACGCAAAGTATGTGTTGAATTATTGGCCCGACTCAGTAGTAAATACTGTGCTGTCGGATTTTACAAATGTCAAGCATATTGATATAGAGACATTATATAACAAAATTAATTAGGTAAAGAATGAACATTAAAGTCACTAAAAGATCAGGAAAAATAGTAGAGTTAAATTTAGAAAAGTGGCAAGCCCAAATAGCAAAAGTATGTGAAGGTGTATCTGATGTATCACAGTCAATGATTGAGATCACATCACAACCTCATTTCTTTGATGGTATTACTACTAGAGAAATTGATGGTCTAACACTACGTGCTATCGTTGATCTTATCGATGAAGAACAAAGTCCAGAGACAGGACATACAAATTATCAGTTTGTTGCAGGAAAACAACGTTTATCTATGCTACGAAAAGATGTTTATGGACAATATCAACCACCTCATCTATATCAGATTGTAAAGACCAATGTAGAATCAGGCTTGTATACTCCAGAGTTACTTGAATGGTATTCAGAAGAAGACTGGAACAAGATGGATAAAATTATCAACCATGAAAAAGATGAGAATGCATCTTATGCCGCAATTGAGCAGATGATTGGTAAGTATCTTGTTAGAAACAGATCGACGGGTCAAATATATGAAACACCACAAGTAAGATACATGATTGCGGCCGCAACTGTATTTCATAAAGAAGAACCAGCAATTGCAAGAATGAGATACATTAAAGAATATTACCAATGTGCTAGTGAAGGACTATTTACGTTAGCAACTCCAGTACTTGCAGGACTCGGAACGCCTACTAAACAGTTTAGTTCTTGTGTTCTTATTAAGAGTGATGATGACTTAGACAGCATCTTTGCTTCTGGTGAGATGATGGCCAAGTATGCAAGTAAACGTGCAGGCATTGGTCTTGAAATAGGGCGTTTAAGACCCCTAGGATCGCCTATAAGAGGCGGAGAGATCATGCATACGGGAATGATACCCTTTCTAAAGAAGTGGTTCGGAGACTTACGTTCATGCTCACAAGGTGGTATTCGTAATGCTAGTGCTACAGTATTTTATCCTATCTGGCATCATCAGTTTGATGATTTGATTGTACTTAAAAACAATCAAGGAACAGATGAGACAAGAGTCAGACACATGGACTATGGTATATGTCTAAACGCATTCTTTTGGAAACGATTTAAAGACAAAGGCAATATTACATTCTTTGATCCAAACGAAGTGCCTGATCTGTATGAAGCATTTTATTCAGATACTGCTAAATTTGAAGAATTGTATATCAAATACGAAAGGTCCCGTAGCCTGCGGAAGAAAGTCATGTCAGCAGAAGAAGTCTTTAAGTCTGGTATCTTAAAAGAAAGAACAGACACAGGAAGAATATACTTAGTCTATGTTGACAACGTATCTAATCAAGGTCCGTTTGATACTACAGAGCATCCTATCTATCAGAGCAATCTATGTTGTGAGATATTGTTGCCTACAAAGCCTTTTAAACGTTTAGATGATGATACGGGACGTATTGCTCTCTGTACACTTGGATCGATCAACTGGGGAGCATTCAGACACCCTGAGGACATGCGTAGAGCATGTCGCATACTACAACGTAGTTTGTGCAATATCTTAGATTACCAAGATTTCTTATCTATTCAAAGCAAGTTAAGCAATGATGAAATACAACCATTGGGTATTGGTGTTACTAACTTAGCATACTGGCATGCAAAACGTGATTACATATATGGTGACAAAGATGCTCTACAAGATGTTAAGACATGGATGGAACATCAAGCATTCTTCTTAACAGAAGCAACAGTAGAATTAGCAAAAGAAAGAGGCCCGTGTTTAGATAGTCACAAGACATGGTATGGTAAAGGAACGTTCCCTTGGGAACGTAGAGCAAAAGGTGTTAATAAATTAGCAAACTTTAAACCAGAATGTGATTGGGAAACATTACGTAAAGATATGAAAGAGCATGGTGTTAGAAACGCAACTCTAATGGCAATTGCACCAGTCGAATCATCTAGTGTTGTTATCAATTCAACGAACGGTATTGAAATGCCAATGAGTTTAATCTCTGTTAAAGAAAGTAAAGCAGGATCGTTGACACAAGTAGTGCCTGACTATCACATTAAACGTGTAAGAAACTCTTATCAGTTGATGTGGGAACAGAAAGACTGTGATGCGTATTTAAAAACTGCATCAGTATTAGCGGCCTATGTAGATCAAAGTATATCTACTAACACATTTTACAATCCTGCACACTTTAAAGATCAAAAAGTTCCTACAACATTGATTGCAAAGAACTTAATGCAGGCACATCAATGGGGACTTAAGACTTTTTACTATTCTTTAATAAATAAAGCTGGGGTCAAAAGAACTGACGAACAAAATGTAGTACAAGACATAGCAAAACAATATATAGCAGAGCCAGAATTTGAAGATGATGACTGCGAAGCATGTAAACTTTAAGGAATAGAAATGAGCAAAGAACAATACGATTTAACAAAACAAACAACTTACCTAGACAATAAAATGTTCTTAGACCCTGCCGGTCCTGTAACTATTCAACGATTTGAAGAAGTTAAGTACGATCAGATAGCAAACTTTGAAGAAACTGCAAGAGGCTTCTTTTGGATACCAGAAGAAATTAGTCTAACTAAAGATGCAGGAGACTTCAAAGATGCATCAGATGCTGTCAAGCATATCTTTACTGCTAACTTGCTTAGACAAACAGCATTAGACAGTCTACAAGGCAGAGGCCCTGTACAAGTCTTTACTCCTGTTGTGAGTCTACCAGAACTAGAAGCACTAATGTATAATTGGTCATTCTTTGAGACTAACATACATTCACGTTCTTACAGTCATATCATTAGAAACATCTATAACGTACCTAAAGATATCTTTGATACTATTCACAACACGAAAGAAATTGCTGACATGGCATCTTCAGTATGTGAATACTATGATGCTCTACATGTAATCAACTGTCAAAAAGAAATGGGCAAGAAGATTGATGAAGAAAAACATATCAAAGCAATCTGGATGGCTCTACATGCAAGTTATGCCTTAGAAGCATTACGATTCATGGTATCATTTGCTACATCATTAGCAATGGTAGAGAACAGAATCTTTATGGGCAACGGTAATATTATTTCATTAATCTTACAAGACGAACTATTGCACAAAGGTTGGACAGGCTGGATCATTAAGCAAGTTGTTAAAGAAGATCCAAGATTTGCTAAAGCACAAAAAGAATGTGAGAAAGAAGTATACGATATGTATATGGATGTGATCAGAGAAGAAAAAGAATGGGCAGATTACTTGTTTCAAAAGGGTCCTGTGATCGGCCTTAATGCAAATATTCTAAAAGAGTTTGTAGATTATACTGCATTAGAATCGTTGAAAGCAATCAACATTAAGTATGAAAGTTCTGCTCCAAAAGCAAGTCCTATCCCTTGGTTTAACAAGCATAGTGATACTAGCAAGAAGCAAACTGCACTGCAAGAAAATGAATCAACTAACTATGTAATCGGCGTTATGTCAGAATCACTTGACTATGACGAGTTACCTGAGTTAGCATAAAATTTATTTGACTGTAGAAAATCGTATTAAATATACATAGAACAATAAACTATTTAGGAGAAAAAATGAAAGCCATTGTATGGAGTAAAGATAACTGCACTTATTGTGATCAAGCAAAGAAACTACTTGAAGAAAAAGGCATTGAATTTGAAGAAAAGAAAATTGGTCATGGGTATACATTAGAAAACTTATTAGAAGTAGTACCTAATGCACGTACCGCCCCTCAAATCTTTTTAGGTGAGAAATACATAGGTGGATTCATGGAATTAAAAGAAGAAATGATTAATTATAACAGTAACTCAAACGACTAGGAGCAATAATGGAAAACAAAGCAATACAAGATATCAAAGTAGGGGGAATCTATACCCTTAAAATCTTTAGTGGTGAAGAAATTGTTGCTAAAGTAGTAGGAAATTCTGACGGTTGGCTTGAACTATCAGATCCAGTATCGTTAGCACCTAGTCAAACTGGAATGGCACTAGTACCTAGTGTATTCTCTGCAAATGCGACAGAAAACGTAAGACTAAATACTCTTAGTGTTTCTTTTATTGCAACGACAGCAGATGAAGTTAAAGACAAGTATAGAGAGGCTACTACAGGGATAACTGTACCCGACAAAAAGATACTAGTAGGATAAAATTACATGGCCAAATTGAGCCGCAAAGACGATAAAAATACTACAGGCGGCAAGATTTTAAATGGCGCCGGAACTGTCTTTGCTGAAGGCAAACCGGTTGGTCTTCATGTCAGTGATATCACACCTCATAAACCCAAACCAAAAGAGAAACCTCATAAAGCGGCAAAGACTACAGAAGGTAGTCCAACTGTATTTGCTGAAGGCAAACCAGTTCTCAGAGTAGGATCAGGCAATGATTGCGGGCACAAGATCGTTGACGGTTGTGCTACAGTATTTGTTCCTTAGGATAATATATGGCTGATACAGGTAAACAAAGTCCACTAGGCATAAACGTATTAGGAGGCATCTTACAGAATAGATGTCTTCAAATCAATTCTAATGCTGAATTCTTTATGGGTATTAGTAAATCAAACTCTGATTACACATACGGCAGACTAATAGAAGGAACCGTGCTTAGAATGCTCACATGGGCTATCAATGACGGGTTTGCTAGAGGTCTAATCAACGATACTACATATAACAATCTTATTTCTATCAGCGGAGACAACAACGAATGTTATGCATTAGGTAATTCAAAACCACCTACATATATAGCAGTTGATCCATCAGGCTCTTGGGCAGGAAAAACAGAAGGCTCAGCAGATTGTAAAGCAGTTGAGTTTGGAGTATCTCAAGGAATAACAGGGGCATTACCGGCTCCAGCAAATGCAGGATATTCAGTTAGTAGTGCTACAGATTACGGACAAGAAGCAACCTGGTTACCATATGACACTACGAATGCTAACAAGAGTATTACTCAATGGGGATGGATTAGATGTCATGCTTTACAAGCACACAACGAATTTAACTTTCATGCAAAAGTAGGATCAGAGGGTGCAAACTTAGACTCTAATCCAGATCCACAATATGAAAACTTCTGTGGATCATTTAATGAAGCCTACGGTTATGCTCAATTCACTAACAAAACAATTAATACAGCAAATAATTCAAAAACCTTCTTAGAAGGTACATTCAGTAATATGGATGATTTAATTACAGGTGATATGACTGGGGTAAGTTTATATACTGAAGGACTTGCCTTTGATTTACAACAATTAGAAAAAGTTTTTGATTTTAGAAGATTAGATCGATTTGGTTTCCCATCAACTCTACTTCAACAATTACATGATGCCGGTGGACTCACGCAAGATTTAAATTTAAACTTGGGAGCCGCAGGTTTATCTGCAAAAGACATTAGAAAATTATCAACTACAAAGACTAACGGAACTGAAGAAGAAGAACGAAAAATATACACTGCTTTTTTAGGAATAACCGGCAACAACTTAGTTGCATGTGCATCATCATTAACATCTAGTGATTGGTTTCTTTGGAGATGCACCACTGATGATGAAAAATCACAGATTCGTACTTTGGCTGATCTATTAAACCCGTGGTACTTATTTCAAAACTCTAATGTAACACTTACAGTTCCTGTTTATAATGATGAGATAGGAAGGCCGACTGGATCAAAAACATATTACTTAATTTATAACACAGATGGATCAATAAACAGTGCAATCAACACTTCAAATGTTAAAGACATTGTAGGGTCACTCATCACCGCAGGCGCGCCTACAGTAAGTCTAGGTGAAGCAAAAGATAAACCGACAACTAGGTTACCTATAGGCTTTGATTCATATTTAGGAGGACCAAATGTTGTTGTTCCCACTGCTGTAGGACTAGCGGCAGCCGCAGTTAGATATTCTTTCTTGCAGATTAGTAATATCGAACAGTTAACTCCAGGAGAGTTAGGCGACTGTCTAAAATTCTTACAAACAATGCAAGACGTTGGTCCCGGGGCAAACGGTACAGAAGCAACTAGTACTAATTTACAAAAACCAGTCAAAGATCCATTAGCAGATGAAGTTGCATTGCAAATAGCCTTAGGTTCAGGCCCAGGCGGAACTTTTAGAATGATGGATTTCTTCGGAAATATGTCTGGTGAACCATATGCTTGGAATCTACTGTACAGTTATCTTGCAGGAGACAATGAAGTCGGCAACATAACTGCTCAAGCATCTATATCAGCCTTGGCAGCCATTTATCAACAACTATTTTTAACAGTCTCATGGGAGCAAGCCACTATTTCTCCTGTCTACACTGGTACAGGTCCATATACAGTAACTGGTTGGACGATCACTAATGCAGGTGGAGGTTATGGAAGAGGTGGTGCACCAGATCCAGTCATTACGTTCTCAGATGGATTGGTTGGTGATGCAACTATAGGAAGAAGTGATAAAGATACAGGTAGTAATAGTACAGGAACATTCGGTAGAGTAATATCTATTACAGGTGGAACAGGTACTACAAATAATATACCGACAGCAGTACTTGAAACTCCCCCTGTAGGAACATATGGATATGATCCAGCAACAGGCGGAACAAACTCGCCAAATGGAACAGCCTACAATTACAATACTGTAACTCAATACTACATTAATAAAGCAAATACAGAAATTACTAATGTGACTTCTGTAGATAAGGACTTATTAAAAGTCGAAAGTTTAAACGTCATTTGGAATACAATGGGTAAACAAATGAAAGTTGAACAACGTACTAGATACAATGTTTTGGGACGAGTAGAAATAGAAAGAGATCCTTTTGTGTATACTAACCAAGATTTAGTAACATTTGTTGATAGTGTACCAGATTATTCTGATTACAAAAGTCCTCAAGGCGTCGGCGCAAGAATGACATTAGAATTAATCGTAGATAGAGCATGTGATGTAGGACAAAATATTGTAGCACAATTAAGACAAGAAAACAATGAGAAAGCACTTGCAAACTGCGGAATACCAGTTAATAATAATATTTCTGATTTGCTTCCCCCGGATATAAAAAACAAACAGTTAGCAAATGGAACAGTTGAAGGAGCAAAAGAAGGTATCGAAATCAATGGTGCAGAATTTGTTATTCCGAGTTGGCCAGTAATTGCTGGAGTAGACGGACCCATTGAATCAGGCCCAGGTGGTATATATGTTTCACCTACATTCGTACCAATTAGTTCAGAAAAACCTGGATCGTATGATCCTCTTATTAACGGTGACCCTAATCCTCAAATAGGGCCTATTGTTTCTGTTGGTCCTCCTGAAGTAATTGCAGGACAACGAGTACCTAATGCAGAAAAGCCGAACGATATTACAAACTTTAGTTCAGGACCCGGCAATGTCGGAGTCAATAACGGAGGAGGCAAACCAGGGGGACCTAGACCTCCGTTTATACCAAAACAAAGTACTGCTGAAGCCATTGAACATGTTATTCATTGTAACTGTGATTGTTGGGACCTAATCGGTTAAAAACTTTTTCTACCTACCCCTTGACACGTATTAAATATTAGTATACAATATACTATAGAGGACCATATATGAGTTATTATTTTACGAGTGAAAGTGTCTCAGAAGGACACCCGGATAAAGTCGCAGATGCAATTAGTGATGCAATACTAGATTCATTCATGCAACACAAAGATCCTACTTTACGTTGTGCGTGTGAAACATTAGTGACCACAAACAAAGTAATAGTTGCAGGTGAATACAAAGGACATATCGATAGTTTAGATGTTGAATATCTAGTACGCAGAGTCGTTAAAAATATCGGCTATGAGCAAGACGGATTTCATTGGAACAACTTAGAGGTTGTTAATCTACTACACGGACAGTCTCCTGATATTGCATTAGGAACAGACAATTTCGGTGCTGGCGACCAAGGTATTATGTTTGGTTATGCTAATAAGGACACAGAAACGTTTATGCCTGCCCCACTCTACTACTCACATAGAATTGTAGAAATGCTTACAGCAGTTAGAAAGCAAGGCATTGTCCCTTGGTTAGGTCCTGATTCTAAATCACAGGTCACAGTAGAATACAATGACGATAGCACAGTTAAACGCATAGATAAAGTAGTTTGTTCTACACAGCATTCAGAACAGGTCGATATAGAGACTGTAAGGGCACAGATACAAGAAGTAATTCAAAAAACATTACCAGCAGAACTCTTAGATGAAGGTACACAATACTTAATCAATCCAACAGGCAGATTTGTTGTTGGTGGACCTGACGGAGATTCAGGTTTGACAGGTAGAAAGATCATTGTAGATACTTATGGTGGAAGTGCGCCTCATGGTGGTGGAGCATTCTCCGGAAAAGATCCATCAAAAGTAGATAGATCAGCGGCATACATGGCTCGTTATCTTGCTAAGAACATTGTAGCAAGTGGTAAAGCAAATTGGGCTACTATTCAATTAAGTTATGCAATAGGTGTCGATCAACCTACTAGTGTTTATGTAGAAAGTGATAAAGACAGTAGAGACTTAACTAAGTGGATCACTGAAAACGTAGATTTATCCCCTAAAGGTATTATCGACAGATTTGATCTATTCTCTCCTATCTATCATGCGACTACAAACTACGGTCACTTTGGAAAAGAATATTTACCTTGGGAGCAAATTAATTTATTCCCTAATGAAGCTCCAACAAGCACGAAGAAGAAGACTAAGACTAAATAGAGTCAGACAAAGGAGTCGAACATGAGTAAGACTAAAAACGCAGTATCAACAAGAGTTGATGCTAATGGCTTATAGTGATAAAGTAATAGATCATTATGAAAACCCTCGTAATGTAGGTGTAATGGATGCTGACGATCCTGATGTTGGCACTGGAATGGTAGGTGCACCCGCTTGTGGAGATGTGATGCGACTACAGATTAAAGTTAATGACCAAGGAGTCATAGAAGATGCTAAGTTTAAAACATATGGGTGCGGGTCTGCAATTGCATCAAGTAGTCTCCTCACAGAATGGGTCAAAGGCCAACACATCGAACAAGCAGAAACAATTAGAAACACTGAAATCGCGGAAGAACTCGCACTCCCGCCGGTCAAGATCCACTGCTCGGTACTAGCCGAAGATGCGATTAAGTCAGCCGTCGATAATTACAGAGACAAACACAGTTGAGTCTCCTTGTATTGGATCGTGTAATATTGATTTTGATGTAACTGATATATGTCAAGGATGCGGTAGATCGATCAATGATATTGCAAACTGGTCTGTTTATACAAATGAAGACAAAATATTAGCAAATGAAGATGCAAAAAAACGAATTACCGAAATTAAATGCAACTCACTGAGCAACAAAGAATGGATATGACACCTAAGGGTTTCGGTTTGCCAAAAAAACTTTGGCGCCAGCTTCTAAAGTATAGAAACAAAACAGTAAAAGAATGTGCATCAGACAAGATGTTTAGTCAAATGGCTTTTTACTCTGCATATATGCAATTGCACCCAGACAGAGATTTTGATTACACATTCAATTCATGGGGATTTCGTGCTGACTATGATTATGAAGCATTAAATGACAACGGCAAAAAAGCAAAAATCATATTAGCAATCGGTGACAGTTTCACTATGAATGTCGGCGGCCCATTAGAACATAGTTGGCCTAGTCAATTACAAGAACGAGTCAACATTCCAATTCTTAATGGTGGAGTTGATGGCTTAGGACCTGACTCTTATCATCTAATCGTAGATAAAATGAGAAAGTATTTTGATGTTCAACATACATTCTGTTTGTTTAATCTACACGGTGGAGCAACAGCAGATCAACTTGCAGATGCTAACTCTACTGAACAAAAGATACATATACTCAAATCATATGAATGGCCGCATGGATCAGAAATTGCATTTATTCCCCCGTGGTGTTGGGATCCTGAAATGCAAAAAATTCTACATAGACATTTCCCAGATGCTCATGCTTATGTGAGAGATTATGACTTTAAATATGCCGATATCCCATATGATATTTTTATGCTTTTATGCAGGGAAGAGTATCAAACATTCTCTACACCTAAATGGCCCTCATTAGATTCTATCTATACACAATTAGCCGCACACAATCACATGGACAATATGTTAAGTGATTCAGATAGGTATTTCTTTTTACAGAAACTTATACCTAGATGCAAAAGTTATTTTTACCGCAACCGAGATTATAGACATATGAGTAAAATGGCTAATGGTATGGTTGCTGATTATTTTTACGAGAAACTCGATCCAAAATTTATAAAACTTAGATAGTAACAACGGAGACGTATCTAATGGGTAATAGACGTAGGTTAAATACACGATCACTTAAGGCCAACCAGCAAAGAAATCGGAGAGTTCAACTGCTCCAACGAAAATGTGGATTATCTGCTGAGCCAGCAGAAAAAGCAAAATCTGAAATTAAAAAACTTTAATTAGAGTGTACTATCGCATTGTTCCAGACTTTGTTTAACCGTCCGGACTTCATCATTTTGTGAAATTTCTTGTATATCTTCTTCATAACTTCCTAGTAAATGTCAACGTGTGTATGTATTGTTACAGTTTTGTGACAAATTTGTGACATATAAGTATATAGTCCTTTTAAACTGAAAAAATATTTTTGCACTAGAAAACATGTGTAAATACATCAGCATACAAAACAAAGGAGCTAAACAATGCCAAGTAACGCGGGAATGAAAACAGTAGGTGATCAAATAGCACCTTTTAAAGTAACAGGGGTTAAACCAGGTCAACCAGACACAGATCAGTTTTTTGAAATCACTGAAAAATCTTTTGAAGGTAAGTGGAAGATTCTAATGTTCTATCCAAAAGACTTTACATTCGTTTGTCCAACAGAAATCATAGACTATGATTCATTAAACGATGAGTTTGAAAGTAGAGACACAGTTCTATTGACAGGTAGTACTGATAATGAATTCTGTAAATTAGCATGGCAAAAAGAACATCCTGGGTTGCGAGAAATCAAGCACACTCAGTTTGCCGATACTCAACGAAGTTACAAAGATGCTCATGGTGAAGGTCATAACTATAGTCTATGCAGACAATTAGGTATCTTCTTTCATCCTGCAGGAGCATGTTTACGTGCTACGTTTATCGTTGATCCAAACAACGTGATTCAGCATGTTACTGTAAACGATTTAACTACAGGTAGATCAGCAATAGAGACTCTAAGAGTATTAGATGCTATTCAAGCATGTGCGAATACACCAGCTGGACGTGAAGTAGGTGGCTGTACTTTATAAGTATTGTTGTGCAAAGGCATCGTTAAGACCGCATGTCTTTGCACACACTTGTAACTTTCCTTCATTGCAACTAGACTTGCCCCAACTATCTTCAATCAAATTAAAATAGTTATTCTCTAATATTTCTTCAATTGTGTAATCTAATGCACTAATATTTTCCTTACCCACTTTATTAATCACAGACCATATCTGACTACCTCTCGGTGTGTGATACCAGTTATACATTTGTCCTGCTACCCAGCAACAGGGTTGTAGTATTCCTTCAGCACTTACATAGATACTTTTTTCTTCTTTTACCTTACATTTTATAGGTGTAGAGTCATAATGTTGTTGAACTTTAGACCTAGAATTAAATAATTCTGGAGTTAACTTCCCTAATAAATCTACTTTTTTTGTTGGAAAAATGATTTCTTTTTCCTCTGCTATACTCGACATCTCTTTAGTAAATTGATTAGCGTAGGCCGCCCCTCTGGGCTCTCTGATGACGATTTCCATACCGGTTCTGTCTAATGTTTTGATGTATGACTTAGTGCTTCCTGCGACACTAGAAAAGAACCTAGATGATGTTTTAACTTGAAACTTTTGGAAACCCATTTGCTCTGAAAGCCTTCTGGCCTCTTCGACTTGATGCTCGTTGTGTTCAAAAACAATGTATTCCCAATGAGCAATTCCACCTGCATCTATGAACGACTTTGCGTTCTCCATTATCTTATCCCAAATAGTATTTTTACGATATAGATAATTCGTATCTTCTAGTCCATCTATGCTAAAAATAACATAGCCATCAGTGCCAATAACTTCTGCTAAATCTTTCCACCATTGTTTAGTTCTTGCAGATCCATTAGTATTCATACTTAGATATATTGTTGGATTAACACTTCTAAAATGTTTGAATACTTTTAATGTATCTTTAGCAACTATAGGATCTCCGTAGTTACCGCACATAAACATATGATTAAGTTGTTGAATAAATTGATCAGGGAAAATAGTAATGATGTCAGTTAATGACAGTTCAGCGTTTTGTAACCAGGGGTTATCTTCTCCGCCATTAATGTTTCTAGCACACATAGGACATGCGGCATTACATTTCTCTGTAATTTCTAAATGTACTGTTCTTATGTCCTCGTAATCATACATTATTTTCTACCAATAATCATGTAACGATTGTAACTTGAACTCCCATAATCAAAGAGTTTTGTTTCTGCGAATAGCAACTCTGTTAGTGGAAATCTTTCTTGTAACGATTCTATATTAGAACATGGATTCGTCACTAACCAAGGTTCTTCTTCTTTCGATACGTCACTAGATTGAATACAAACTAATGCATTTGGATCAACATTGTTAAACCAGTCATCAGTCATATGTTCTACACTTGTGTTAATTACTACACTGTGTCCTTGAATATGATACGTAGAAGCATCTGCCGTAACGTTCCTTAACTGTGCATTTCCACCAATCATAAAGCCCTGACAGAGTATATCAGCTCCTCTAGTCGCTTCTGAGTTGATATCTATACCTAAGATGTGCTGATACATGTCTCGTTTACGAGTTAAAAGCATAAAACCTAACATATTATACCAGCACCCAATAATAGAAACTACGGCATCTTGTGGTATATACTGTTCAATAGTATCACATAACCAAAGTTTACTTTGAGTTTGTCCGTGAGAGAATGATAATAAGTCCATAATACTATTTAATGGGTAAGAAAACCTTTGACAAAAAATAATGTGTCTGATATAATACTCACTAAATATAATGATGCTCCCTTAACTCAGTGGTAGAGTAACTGCTTTGTAAGCAGTAGGTCGTCCGTTCAAATCGGACAGGGAGCTCCAGTTTATTGGGGCGGTAGCTCAGTTGGGAGAGCGGCTGGTTTGCAACCAGCAGGTCGTAGGTTCGATCCCTATTCGCTCCACCATATACTATAGAGAGTTTATGAAATTACGTGAAAAGTTGAATGCAAGAATGGATGAGATACAACGTATCATGGAAGCCAACGAACATCTTGCTGACCCAGACAAAGTAACAGATTTGTTAGACAAAGTTACCTTTGCTTGGGAAGTACTAAGTGAAGAAGATAGAGATTACATACATGGCGTGCAAGTCGCACTAGAAGAAAAAATGGAATGGAAACTAGATTAGCCCGAGTGGTGGAATTGGTAGACACAAGGGACTTAAAATCCCTCGATAGAAATATCATGCCGGTTCAAGTCCGGCCTCGGGTACCAATATTATGATAAAAGTAAACGTAACAAATATAGTTCATTGGTCTGATAGGACTTTTAGTATTAAAACAACTAGAGATGAATCTTTTAGATTTGAGTCCGGTGAGTTTGCTATGATCGGAATGATGAGTGACAAGTATAAGAAAAATGTCATTAGAGCATACAGTGTTGTCAGTCCTCCCTGGGCTGAGAACTTAGAGTTCTTAAGTATTAAGAATGTAGGTCCTCTGACAAATGAATTATCAAATGTTAAAGTAGGAGATGAACTTGTACTCTTACCGAAGACTACTGGAACATTACGAAATGCTTTTCTTACTCCAGGTGGTAAACGTTTATTGTTGTTGGCAACAGGAACAGGACTTGCTCCTTTCATGTCAACGATTAGAGACTTAGATATTATTGAATCATTTGATAGTATTCACTTAGTTCATTCTGCTAGACATAGAGATGACTTAGCCTATAACAAAGAACTCACCTCAATCTTTGAAGACGAGCCTGACATACATGAATTGTTAAAAGACAAATTGATATACACTCCTCTAGTCACTGGCGAAGGTGATCAACGAATCGACAATAGATTCATACAGCCAGGTGATCGTGTTATGGCTTGTGGCAACATGCAGTTTAACTATGACGTAGTTGAATGGTGCAAAGACTTAGGCATGACTGAAGGGTCAAACAGAGAGACTGGCGAGTTCGTTATTGAAAAAGCATTCGTGGATCAATAGCCACAAAAAAGCAGACCGAAGTCTGCTTTTATAAATTCTTAAATTTATTCTTTCGTAAATAAATGAATTAAAATGATTGCTACTAGTAAGCCAACAAATCCGGCTTCGCCTAAACTGTTCACTAAATTTAACAATCCACCGACAACATTGACACCCATTAGGTCGCCAAATAGTACGCCTACTACTACGCCAAGCCCTAATAGGCCAACAGCGATACCAGTAAGTCCTTTGATCATATCATTGATCATTGCCATTACATTATTCATATTGAGTCCTCCTCAAATATTTGCATTATTGCATTTCCTCACTAATATTTAGTACATTTTAGGGTGTTTATAAAGAAGTATTTTTTAATTGTTGGTTTAATAAGGATAATTTGGGCATAAATAACGGATTTTACATATAATACTATTTAGGATGGGTAAAACCGACTAAATAATAACACGGAAAAGCATTTGTTGATCCGTAAGTAATGAAATCTAATGGAGGAACAATATGGATTTTCAAACAATATTAGCAATTGCAATTATTGCTGGAGTTGTATTCTTTGTGATGAAAAAACGCAAAGATAAGAAATCATCAGGTGGCACCGGAAGCGGTGGCGGCAGAGGATCAATCTCTAAATACAAAACCAAACGCAAATAAGAATTAACCCGTCTTATTATAATTACAGTTGCTTCAATGCAAGGAGAAATAATATGTTAGAAAGCATAAAGAGTCTACTATCGGCTCATTTCGATACCGCGATTAAATTAGTGATAGCATTATCATTAGTTTGTATTGCGTCAAGTGTCAGCGCCGGACCATCAATGGGTGGAACAGTTGGCATATCATCAGACTATATCTTCAGAGGTCAGTCACAACACGTAGGTAACCATCAACTATCAGCATCGTTAGATGCAGAGTGGGGTGGCATGTACGGAAGTGTGTGGGTATCAGAAGTAGACTTCGGTGACGGCAAAGCCTCACACGAAATCGATACAGTTGTCGGTCTTAAAAAAGATTGGGAACATATCGGTTTTAACGTAGCCTATATAGATTACGCATACAACGGAGACTCATCTTTAGACTATGAAGAAATACTCTTATCAGCAAGTATACTAGGTGTTACTTTGTCTCACTATATGGGACAAGATGATGCAGGTGACTACACTGAGTTTTCAACTGGAATGTTAAAAGTTGTTGACGTGGCGTATGGCGACGGAGAAGGCATAGGAACACACTGGACTGTATCAAAAGGTTTCGATCTTTTAAAAGGACATGTGACACTAGGTTGGTCAGACTTTACCGCTGATGATTTTTCAGGTATGATAGATGAAGACAGTTTATTTGTGAGTTATAACTACCACTTTTAATCTGATTCAAAATCTTAAAGCATCGTAATTAATTTTACGGTGCTTTTTTTATGGATAAAATATAGTTTTTATTTCTGAGGCATAAATAGAGTCGAAACATTTATAACCTTACGTTATAAGTGAATATCAATTACATTTATATAAAGGAATCATGTCAGTCAGAAAAATACAGAAGATAAAAGACCAATTAGAGTTAATAAGTCTTGCTGTTATTTTTTGTATTACAATCTTGGCAATGAGTCCTATATGAGACACATACTATGACACACGCATTCCGAATTAGTTTTTATACACTGTTAATGTTAGCACTCCATACTATGGAGACTGGCGCTGGGATAAACAGAGTACTAAGAGATTTACAACAAACACATATACACACAGGAGTATTATGAATACTATTAAATTAGTAATAGACAAGTCAGGCATATTTAAGAAGGTTGACCGAAAGATGGAAGCATTTTGTTATGCTTTGCTTTGGGGTTCGATGTTCGTATGCATGGCACAAATAGCATACATGTAATGAGAAACGCAACACCTGAAGAAGTTGATGAGTGGAACAACACTGACTTTTTTATGAAAGGTGACTTTGATGTAATGAAGTTATTTGTAGTAGTACCAGCAATCATTCAGATCATGTGTTTAACAATGATGTTTGCTGTAATGTTTCTCAACAGTTTTTTGTTTTGATTTTTACTAGTGCGATTAAAGCCTTTATGGGCTTAGGTAAGCCGGCTGAACCGATTGAATTGAGTGCGACAAATATTTTGAAATTTGCATTCCTCCTTGCATCAATCTTTTTGGGAACTATATCAATTTGTTTAGTCGGTCTTTACTTTATAAAATTCTAATTTATTAAGAATCTTAATGCATCGACTGTTTAGGCCTGAACTGTTAAGATTGGGTTCCCATTCAAAGTAAAAATTCTCACCACATAGAATAAAAGTACATTTCTTATATGTTTCCCAAGATTCTTTTTTAGGATAACTCCACACTGCATGTGCTTTCTCATGGTAACCTTGTGATATAGTTTTAAGTAATAATTTCATTCCTATACCCTGTCCTCTATATTCATTCTTAACAAATAAACCTCTTGATCTATAAAGTCTGTCTAGTGTCATATGTCCAGAGTTAACACCTATGAGTTTATCATCATCAAATGCTCCCCAAAACGTAGGAATAAATTTTTGATTTTCTAAATCATAGTGATCAACGTCATCGTGTCTCATTGTTTCTGGATCTTGTGTCCTCTTTTTAAAACAAGACATAGCAGAAGTTTCTTCTAATGACATGTTGGGTAGATACTTTCCCCACATAGGAGATATATCATCAAACGTAATTTTTTTTATTTTAATCATTCAGGGAAATCCAATTTATACATTGCGTTGTCTAATGAACCCGGAAGATATAAATCATCTTTGTGTGCCCAACGTACTGTAAATGCTAGTCTAGGTTTTTTGTCTGGACTCATATTAGAATTAACTCCATGAAATGCGGCATTACCATTAATAGATATTGCTTCATTCTGTTTCGGTTTATAAACATACCCGCTTAAGAAATACAACTCTCCACCTTGATCTTCCACATGGTCATGTAGATAAAATGTCAATGATCTTGCTCTTGCACTTCTAGCAGTAGGTGTGTTAAAGAATTGATCTGCCATGTCTGCATGTGCGTGAAGATAACTTTGATATTTTAGATAATTAAAATGAAAACGAAAAGGTATCCAGTTTTCATCATGTGGAGCTTGATTTTTGAATGTACTTAAGTGATGAAAAAATACAGGATGAATTGAGTTTCTTAATTTATTCCAACTCCAATCAACGATAGTATCAGGAGTCTGGTGCCACCAATCTCTTTCAGCAGTTAAATCGTAGACTACTTCTTGTTCTCTTGCATTTTGTTTATGTGATACAACATGTAATGACTTGTTATCATGTTTAAATGAAGTTCTGTGAGTGAGATATGTAAGTCTGTTCGGTCTATCTAAATGAGTTACAACTGTATCTTTTAACGTCTTGTAGAATTGTTCATCATACACGTTTGAATACTTATATGCATGAAGGGGTTGTGCAATGTCTGACCAATGCTTATTGGGTTTGTCTTCTTTGTATTCATCAACGATCATATAGATATTTATGATCTAATTTTAGGTCACAAAATAAGGTTGTTGTTTTATATAAGAACACAATTCTATATCTTTTTTGAATTTGTTTTGCATCCAGTTTAAATTGTCATTACTAATTGCACTTGGTCCTATACCGATAAAATTGTTGTTAGTCACATTTATTGGTGTATTAATTATCGACTCCTCTTCTAAATATGGCATCAATTGTAATACACTATTTCTTAGTCCTGAAAAATCAAAGACTCTTATTATTTTATGTTCATGTTGTTTGAAGTTAGCAAGCCATGTATCACTGATAGTATCAAAAAAATGATGATTATGATGACCGTGATTTCTGTACTCTGTTATACAATTATCTATTGTAAGACTTCCTAACTCTTGTCCGTTATGATGTTGAAATACATGTCTTAATGCACTTAGAAATCTTTCAATTGGATCTCTTAATATAAACATAACATCTTTGTCTATAGTTTCTATTGAGTATGCGTGATTATTGGGGCCGGTTGCTTGTACTAACTCTCTGAACCAAGTGCCACCTGTCTTTGGGATATGTAAGAAATTTGCAGTACCTTCACAACAAAAGATTTTCCACTTGAATGTGCATAGTCCTGTTGCCTGCTGGGCAATCATGTTAGTCGTTATTAACTTTGAACCATTGACCTGGATCGTCAAACTTCATAAAGTATTTAAAATCATACTTTGGTTTGTCTTTCCAATCGTATATCTTACTGAATCTGTTCTCTAGTATGTAAGTTTTACCGTCGATAGCAACACCACATATTAAATGATCTTCGCCTGTTTCAGTAACACAGTATATCACAGAGACATCTTTCTTGTCAATACCTTCTTTGATTAAAAGTTCAGCACAAGTGTTTGAGAAGCCGTCACAATCATCTTGGAAGTCTTCATCTGCTAGAACTGCTTCTGCATGACTAGTCCAATGTTCGGCTTGCATGTATTGTTTGTCATCGTGTATATATGTAAACTTGCTTTCAACTAGATTGTGTACTTTGTCTGCGATATCTTTACTCATCTACTTCTTCCTCTTTGCAAAGAATAGATTCAGGTTCACGTTCACACATTTCTTTTTGTCCCTTAAGGGCGATGTTGACAGGCTCCCCTGTCATCTCAGTAGGTCCGGTGTCTTCAACAGTAGGAGTGGCGCAACTAACTAAAAAGCATATTGCGAATAGACTGATTAGTCTTTGTATTCTTCTTTCCATAATGTCCATGCACCATATGCGATAGCGGCCCATGCAACTAGAGTTGCAATGCCTTTGAACAACAAGAAACAAACGCCTGCTGTAATTAAAGCGGCTCCGTCCCATGATGTGCGTTCTTTTAACCTTGAACTGACCCAACCTTTTATAAAACTGAAAATTGCTAAAACTTTATCCATTGTCTTTCCTTTATTTAATGTTTCGTGCCCAGTATGCAAAGAAACTGATGCTGTTAATATCTGTTAATGCTAGGGTAATATCAGTCTGTAAACTGTCATTGAGGTCACTGTCATTCCATGAATTACTATGGAAATAGAAGTTAGTGTTAGTTGAAAGTTTAACTCTGCTTGTTTGTCCATGACCAATAAACTCAACCATTTCTAATTTAGTATCAGCCGGTAAAACAACTCCCTTTGCAGTTTGTATTGTAACAACACCTGTCGCAGAGTCTACTGATGTATATTCTTTATACTTTGCTTCGATGTCAGGATCTAAAAATGTTATTGAATAAACAGGTTTGTCTTCTGGATATAATTTAAGCCAGTTAGTAAAGTCTAAGTTTGAGTTCAAGTCTACGATCATACCACCTTCTTCAACAGAGTTTACAACTCCAAGATATGAAACCATGCCTGAAGTTTTGTAGTTTGATAATGGATCAGAAGTGAATACATATGCTAATTTGTTTTGTATTTCACTGAATGTTGTATCTTCAAATAACAATGCGTTTGGAGTAGCAGTAGTCATTATAGTTTCTTTCATCTCAGTTGCAGTTACCATACCAGTTGTCATTGAGCCTACTACACCGCATATGCCAGCTACTAATGGAGCCGCAAATGATGTACCAGATGTCACACCATATTTATGTGTTGACCCTGCTGTATGTGCTACCATTACAGATTCACCTGGAGCAAATAAGTCTAATGATAAACCTGCCGCTGTTGTTAAATCTTCATCTCCTGGGGAGATGTTGTTGAAACCAGCTGGGATATCATACTTATCACTTGCACCGATTGTTAAACAATCGTCAATGCCTGCCGGAGTAACTAATTCAACATCAATACCACTGTTACCAGCAGCCGCGATGATCGTTACACCTGCGTCCATTAATCCTTGAAACTTAGCATCTAAATATGATGAACGAGCAACACCCCAAGATACATTTACGATTCTTGTTGTTAAAGGATCTGCAATAATATCTGCTTCTATTGCATCTAATGCTTGACCTAATTCTAAAATTGATGCTTGTTTTCCGACGCCTGGATCTATTAAGTCTCCGTTCTCGTCTGTTTTATTTCCTGCAATCTTTACTACTTTAAGTTTAACATTATCTGAAATACCTAAGTTAGTTCCTACTGCCATTGATGCTACTGAAGTTCCGTGACCTAGTTGATCTCCATCTTCCCAAATACCAGGAACACACCACCATTTTTCAATTTCTAAATCTGCACCTTGAAACTCTGGATGACTCTCGTCAACACCTGTATCCATAATATATATTTCAGGTTTTTGAACAAATGTTGTATCATTTATTGAATATGATGATACTAGTGGACGATATGTAGATGCAACTCTGATACGTGCCCATTGACCTTCTGCTGATGTAGGATCTATATCACTTTCTGTTACACTCATTGATGCTACAGAACTTGTACCTAAGAACTCTACTGGAGAATCTGTAATATCTATGCCGTCTACTGCCTCTCCTAATGCTAAGCCTTGAGTTGATTTAACTCTAAAGAAGCCTTTGCCCAAATCTTCTTCAACAGTAGATCCTTCAAGTGCTTCAATAGTGGCTCTATCACCTTTGACAATGAATTCATGTTCATCTTTATCTTTCTGCTCAAGTGAACAAGATGCATCTTTGATTGCATCTTCTGCTAAATGCCACTCTAAATCGAGTGAATCCCCTACAGGGGCGGACAGTTTCCACTTATCGGCAAATGCTTTTGCATTCGCATCACTGTCAAATGTAACTTTTAATTTACTCATGTTTTTGGGCTCCAAATTTTGTAGTAAGTATAACTATATTGTATTTATCACTACTACAGAATACAGTAGGATAAACGCAGATATAATTCACATTACTATTTATCGATTAAATAAATGTATGTCCTTTAAAATACATCTAATACATGATTTAGATTACGGCTTTAACGAGCCAACTGAACCCAGTGATTTAGAATTACCTGATGTTGATCTTGTTATATTAAATGGTAACTTAGCAGAACACGGCAAACGCAGTATGCATTATGCGACAGAAGTATGTAAGAAATACCCCGATATACAATTTGTTTATAACGAAGGTTATAAAGAACGATTTAGAGGCATCGTAGACAAATGCGATTATGAATATGAAGACAATATTCTATTACGAATAGAACAAGAAGATTGGCCACAGAATCTACACTGGAAAGATCCTAGATCAGCAGATGGATTAAAAATCTTATTACAAACAGGACAAACTATATCAGTTTGGTGTGCATTTGGATTCCCTAACATAATCGATTACGAAGGAGACTGGGAAGATACATGGTTTTCATGTAATATAAGTGAAGGTCAAATCCCAGTATATAAACTAGATTCAGACATTTTGCCAGGCACTAATTTAAAAATCTACGGTGACATTGACAAATGGGCTACTGAAGAATACATTCAACAAAGATTTATTGAACAAGAAGATATGATTAGAGACTGGGAAACTAAAGAAATTGCACACAAACATTACGGAATACTTGTAACACATTTGAATCCGTACAAAGATCCTAGATTAGAAGGTATAACATACAAGTCTTATAACATTCATTTACACAATCGTATATGGGCAACTACTCAGCAGAAAACAAAAGTAAATTATGTAGGTGCTGACTTAGTTGCTAATCCAGGAAGAGGATCAGGGCCCAGGGGGAAAGTGCTTGAAGTAGATTGAGTCTAAGAATAGTTGTTGTTCTGTAGTTAATGCTATTTGATATTTGTTCATATCTGTATTCAATCCCGGTAACTTTGCTAGTGGATCTCTAAACTTTCTTTCAAACGCCCAACCATCTCCGGATTGTTCTTCAATAAGTTCTTTCACTTTTTCAAAACCTGTATACTTCGTATCTTGTTGAATAATGTCAAATCCTATACGTTTATAGCCTATTACTTTTTGCAAATACTTTGCATGACGTACTTCTTTATAGGTGTCCCAGTCCGCATGATCTTCAGTAAGAGTTACCCCTGCTTCAGGCGTAGATACTGCTAATGCTAATGCTAATTCAGGACTGAATGATAAAAAACTACCCTGTACTGCTATCTGAAACTTGTCATGGCACTTAAGCCAATGCATCGCATTCTTTTCAAAAGAACTACCGTAGTCTCCATTTACTCTGTCTGGAGCGTTACCACCAAAACATACACCAGTGTAACCCATATGAGTTAAAATTTCTACAAATCTATAATGAGTATTAAATTGCGGACTTACCCCACCATACTCTTGTGTTACTGTTAAGTTATCTCTTGCTAAAAATGAAAGGATATCAAATTCTATTTCTCTATAGGGTATATCAAATGTATGACAATATGCTTTAGCAGAATCAACATCATGTTTGTTTAAATCATCTTTAAATGTAAAGATAACGACATGAGCCTCTAAATCTGCTTCTGCAAAGCAATGTAACATTGCTTGACTATCAATGCCGCCACTAAAACACAATGCTGGGAACGGGCCCAATGATGCATGACATCTTTGTGCGGCTTCTATTCTCCACTTCTTTAATTTTTCGTCATTAAACGTTCCTAACTCAGTCATCATTTTCTGAGATATATTGAGTTTATGCCCTTTACCATCTTCAGCAATAAAGCCAGACATGTCTAACCAATTATTATAAAAAGGAACTGTTTTATATTGCGACAATTTTCTTCACCATTTTATTTAAAATATGCTCATCTTGGTTGATATTTAATACTAACATTAGACAGTTATCAACAAAACTGAATAAACTATGCAATCTACTTGTATTGATAAAGTAAGTTGCACCTAATTCTAAGTTCAACACACGATCTTCTTGTATCCACTTCATGTCATTAGGACCGAAGTTGTATATAGGCACAAGAATTCTAAATGTCGGTACTGCTACTATCGCTCCGTTATCTCTATGAGGTGGAAAGTGTCCGCCTTGATCTAATCTAAGAAAATGTGTTCTGCCTAAATTAGGTTCCCAGAAGTTTAAGAACTCATCTAGTTCTGGTATCAATGCACAGACATTTGTTCTTGTTTTGAAGTCTCCTTCATTGTAAGACTTACCGTGCATTTTTGCCCACTCTCTCAAACTATTTAAGTCAGGCCCGTCAAATTTTCCATCTAAACTCGTAACACTTAGTCCATGACGATTGTTCGGCTTTTTATGACCTTGGTATTCTTTCCAACCTGGATGCTTGTCACAGATATCTTTCACTCTGTTTAAATCCATCTTTGGGAAATCAAGTTCTACGACTTCTCCCCAATTTGTTATAAAATCTGTCAACGTAGCCATATACAGTATTTAGTGAGTAAATACATGTATGCAATTAAAATTTCTTTTTCCTAAAGGTCAAATACTAGATGACAACGATGCTAACAAGTGTAAAATAGCACAAGCAATCTGTGAAAACATGTCACGGTATATGTTGTTGCCTGATGAACTAACTATTGAATTTACATCAATGCCTAATAATGTATATGGGGATTCTACACTAGACAACAAAAGTAAAAAGTATATCAGACTTAACTCTACGTTACGTGTAGTTGATCTAATGATACCTTTGGTGCATGAACTCATACATGTTAATCAAATGCATGAAGGTAAACTGATGATTACACATGATGGTATTTTTATCTGGGATACTGTACCGTATGAAGTCAATTTAAATGACATACATTATAAAGACTATCAGATGCTCCCTTGGGAGGTAGATGTTAGACAGAGACAACCTAAAGTTTTACAAGAATTACTTAAATCTTGCAAGTAATAGAAGGTGTGTCAACATAATCAGATAAAGAAATTCCATATCTTTCACATAATGCAATTTTTTCAACAGGATCTAAACTTTGCCAAGTGTTAGAACAATCTATTAATGCACCTGTAGATTGAGAGTCGAGCCAATCAAGTTGATACACACAAGGTCTCATCATGTATGCTTGTACCCAATCATTAGTACATAGGTGCATATTATTCTCAGCAATATACTCTCTTAATTCTATTTGTGTTCCAGGACCTGTACCTAGTGTGTATACAAAGTGATCCTTATGATAACGGTTTGTCATTACTTCATATACATCACTGTTCATATACAAACACCAATCTTTTATTGCAATGTCTTGTAACCCTGTCTTATGATTATCCGGAGACAAATTTGTCTGTAATTCTAAACCAGTCACGTACACAGATTTGTCTTTTGGTTTTGTTAACGGAACAGGCTCTCCAGTAAATTCTCCTTTAATATAGATATTTCTGACGGGTAAAACATCAGGGCGTGTATCAAATACACACTCATACTTGTTACCTAAGTGTTTTTCTTGTCTTCTTATATGCGGTAATGCTAACATGTTCATAAAAGGAGGACCGAGATGTCCATTGTACCATTTTCCTGCTTGACTGCCACCAGTTAATATAGAATTTTCTAACTGCCAATTTAAAATTTGAAAATGAATTAAATTTTGATCTTTGAATGTCCCTTCAATTCTGTCAGTGTTAGAACTGTCCCAAGTTATAAAATAATAGTCTACATTTTCAGCAATACTGTCATAAAAGTCAAATACTTTAGGTGCATTAAAATGCCACGTTCTCACATGACCTCTTAATACTACTGCAATATTTTTAAATTTCTTCACTTCTTTTTCTTCTTTGGTAATTTATCGACATGATTCCAAGACTCTTTAAACAAACAAAAACGTGTATTGCCTTCTGGTGTTTTGTAAACAAACTGCATTGCTAACATTTGTACAACTTTGCCTGTAAACTTTCCGTTGAGGTTACATGTGTGTTCAATTAGATCACCGACTTCTGGTTTTTTCATAGTAACTTATTCTCTATACAATGTTTATGTAAATATTCAGCCCAATGTCTGTGTCCTTCAGCACTAGGATGAAAGACAATAAAAACTTCTTCAGCAGTTCCTTTAGTTAGCATGTGTTGCCATGCTGTAGTATCTCTGATAAATGTATCACTATCAATGTCTTCCCAGAGTGCTTTGTCACCGGGAGTAATCTTGTTAAAGTTCTTTTCGTATTCTTCATCGTCCCAATCATAAATCATTTTTTCATGGTGATGATAGAATGCTTGATGCATGACAAACTTGATGCCGTAATTCTTTAGTATCTTTTCCATCTGCCAGACTTGATTAATGTGTCTATGAATAAACTCAGTCTCTGACCAAAACTTATCAAAGTATAAACGAAAGAATTGATCTAAGTCTTTATCGTAATGGTCTTGATCCATACTCCACGGACCAAATGCAATCTTGTGATCATCAAATCCTGTTGCACTATGACGCCATGGCTTTCTAGTATGAAACTCTCTGCGTTCTGGACTAGACCAACCGATCGATATAAACAAATCTGAAGTATCTCTACCTGTAAAGTATCCTTCTGTAGACAAGTACTCCATTAAGACTCTGACAATTGCATCGTTTGACAATGACGGCTCACTTAAGTCTACTAGTTCGTCAGAATCGATCATGTCTGCAAATCGATTGATATACCGATGCTTTAATCTGTATGCTATGTTTTCGGGTACGGCTTGTCTTTCAAAGCCTCCACCTGGCATATTCATTATTGGTTCAGGATCAATGATAGGGTCTACGAGTTCTGCTCCCCAGCACCAACTATCTCCTACGCCTATCAGTCTCATGTTCTCATCACTTTAATTTTTTGTATCCAGTCACTACAGATGCCTGAGCAGTCTACGTCTAATGTATTTTCTAATGATGGATCAGTGACTTCTGGCATAACCATAATGCTACGACTAGTTAAATCTTTGCCTATGTTAGTCCATATAAACTTCTTATTAGTTAATGTGTAATCATCATTCTCATGCCAAAACGCATGAGTCTTATTCATTTCAATTCCGCCAAAGAATCTTAATGCGTCTATGTTCTTACAGTGCAACCAGTATCTTTCATTTAATGAAACAATGTCTGCTGGATATAGAGGTTTATCATGTCCGAAAAATACTTCTCCGTCTACAACCCACACATCAACTTCTACATCAAAGCCTGCATTTAATGCTTCTTTAATATGATCAGGATGATTCTCCATCGCTGACGGACCGTTTATGTTTCCTCTGTGTGCAATGTATCTCATAGAGTCTTTAATATTTCCCATGTTTCTTTATACCCGTTATCTATTTTAAATACTTGCCCTGTATCACCTAAACGTTCCATTGCATTTATTAAAGGAGTATCTATACCATACTTAGTATATTGATCACAGAAGAAGTAAATCTTTTCTTCTTCTTTAGTATAGATTAAATCTAATATCTGACTTTTGTTTGCACCACGTAAACAAATATCAATGCTAACACTACCACCTGCATATGCATCTAGTCGAGGAAAGTTATCATTTAACTGTTTAATAAAGTTTTGTCGTTCGTTATAAAGTCTATCATGGTCCATGTAACGTTGTCTAAGTTCTTTGTTTTTAGTTCTAGTTGCTAATGAATAATTGTAACTTCCCTTTCTTTTTTCTATGACTGTTTTCCAATCTGGTTTTTGATCGTAAATACTTCTATGCCAAAAATCTCGCATCCAAGTTTGTTCTTCTATTGTAAATTCAAACTGGTTAATAAGAACTTCTTCTCCATTCGGCGGGTAGATAGAATTCCCCATACAATGAAATCCGATATGTTGTTTAGCAGGAATAACTGAACCAATTTGATCTACAGTTTTTTCTTTGTGACTACCTGTAATTAGATAATATGTTTTATCTTCTATCCAATTCTCAAAAAAGATACGAAAGTTATCATCGATATATTGACCAGCATCGCAGAGTACACCATCGACATCAAAAATATATTTGTTCATACAAGATATTTATCCTTAGAGTCGCCTGGAACTTTTATGCAAACAATAGTACAGTCTTCATAAAATGTTGGGTCTGCCACTTCATTAGGCTCAATAATAAAAGTATCACCTGTTATTAATTCAGTGTCACAGACATTCATTGATCCTTTAATTAAGATATTGTATTCTGTGCCTTCTTTGTGATAGTGAGCATTCCATTGTTCACCTTTTAGATGAGTGAGTATACCTACTTCAAAATCTTTTGTTTTGAGAAGACTAGGTTCAAAGTCTCCGATGACCCAACCTCTAGTAGTATCAGATAATTTTCCGACGATCACTTTTCAAGGTATACTTTTAAGTCATCTGGTGTGCCAATGAAAGAAATATCTTCTGGCATAATTTGATAGAATCCGGCATCGCCTTCAAACCAGTTGAATGCAGGCCCAATATAGTATTCACCTAAAGATTTTACACCTGACTGCATCATTAATCGTGTACTAGATACAAAATCTGATCCGCGTTTAAAGTAATGAAGTCCAGTTAATGCCATATTTCCAGGCTGACGTTCTTTTTCAATAATCTGTCCGGTCTGTAAATTTAGATAACTATGTTTCTGCTCATCGCTTTCAACTGTGATAATTCCTGCATCATGCTCTCTTAACTTGTCGAACACTTCTTCTCGTAGTTTAGGATCCCAATGCATGATTTGATCACAATTTGCAATAAAAAGTTCTTCATCGTTATCAATATACTTGTCTGCAAATTGGGCTGTGTGTGCGGCTCCGTCAGTCTCACCGACTACTACTAGTACTACTGAGTCTGGAAACTCCTCTTGCAAATGTGTCCCTATCGTCCGATGTGAATTAGTCTCAAAGTTTTCTGGGAGTACAAAGATCAATGTATTATCTGGTCCGTCAAGTCCTAGACTTCTAGCGGCAGCCACTAACATCGGCTCCCCTTTGACATCAATCATGTTTTTTGGTGAGTCATAGTGTCCGTCAAAACGAGACCCTTTCCCTGCGGCTGGTATTAATATATTCATGCATATATTTATAAGGAATAGATAGTGCAAATAATTTTTTAAAAGGCTTGACAATATACCCAAAGGGTGCTATAATATACTCTATTAACGCACAAAGGAACTAATATGTCTCATTTCTTTACAGCAGATTTACACTTCGGTCACAATAACGTGATCAATTTCACCAATCCGGACGGGTCTAAATGCCGTGATTTTGATACTATAGAAGAAATGGAAGATGCTATGGTTCAAGCCCACAACGAGATTGTGAAGCCTACTGATAAAGTATACATGTTAGGTGACATTGCCTTCAATGCTAGAGGACTTGATAAAGTCAAGCAGATGAACGGCATTAAGATACTTGTCAAGGGTAACCATGATAACTTGAAGTTGCACAAGTACGTAGATGTATTCAAAGATATCCGAGGCTGTCATGTGACTAATGGTATAGTGTTCACTCATATACCGATTCACGTTGAACAGTTGGGTAGATTCGGGTGCAATGTACATGGGCACTTACACTCTAACAGAGTGTTGTTAGACGGTGCGATTGACCCTAGATTCTTGTGTGTATCTGTCGAACATACTGACTTGAAACCAATTGAGTTTGAAGACATGGTAGACAGAATTATAGCACAAGGCGGAAAATTAGGTATGGTGTCTCAAGGTAACGGTCCGACTCCGAAAGATCAGGCTACCCAAAACGCTTTATTTAATTCTCATTAAGTAGTATAATACTACACATAACGCAAAACGTTAAATTGCTAATTATTGCTAAGGGTTGCGTTAAACATTCTGAGTCTCTTCAGGAGCCCATTAAAAGGGTTAGGTAAGTCTTAAGATTTACACTGTTAGAGACTCTCTTTTTAGGAACAAATATGTACGCAACAATGGAAAATAACAAATCAAAAGCAAACGACCCATACTATAAAGGTTGGTTCTGGTGCTCCGACAGAAGACAACTCTTTCGTTGGGAAGATTTGATGGCTTATTATAAATCACAAAAAACAAAAGGATAGTTTATGACTATATTGACTCCAGATCAAAATTGGACTGATGAAGAATGGAACAATTTCAGATCAGAAGTTAAAGATGTTCTTGTCAAAGACCTAGTAGAAGTTACTTTTACAAAGATCAATGGCGATGAACGTGTAATGACTTGTACATTACAACCAGAAACCTTACCTAAAGTGGTAATCAAAGAAGGCGAAGAAAAGAAAGAAAGGGTTATTAAGAATCCTGAAAACAGTCTTGCAGTCTTTGATACAAAAGCAGAAGGGTGGAGAAGTTTCTTAATTAGAAACATTACATCAATTAATACAACCCCGCGCCTGTAACTCAGCTGGATAGAGTACCTGGCTACGAACCAGGAAGTCAGAGGTTCGAATCCTTTCAGGCGCGCCAATCAACACAAAGAAAGTTTTACCGCTCTTAGTTCAGTGGATAGAACAACTGCCTTCTAAGCAGTAGGTCCCAGGTTCGAATCCTGGAGGGCGGACCAATTAACAGAGGTCATTATGACAAGTAAAAGAGTATATCGTTTCAGCAATCAGTGGACGTATGAAAAGACTGTCTACTTGCTTCCTTCTATCTCAATATCATTAGTTGAGCATTGTTTAGATATTTCATTTCTATGGTTTAAGTTCTATACTTTTTTGGAGTACAAACCCGATGTCTAAGAAAAAACGAATACCCTTGAAGGGCGGTGCAGAGTATGATGCACTAACCAAGGCACGTGGGTTTTACGTCTATCTAACGAACAGTGGTGTTGCTAAGTCAATCAAACGTGGATACAACAAACGTTTCCGTAGAGTTCAAAAAGACGAATTACGAAAAGGAGACGAGGAATGAGTAGTCCAAATCAATGTCCAAGTTGCAATATTGCATGGGAAGAAGAGGAAACGATTACTGAACACTTTGAACGTAAAGGCTATACTCTGCGTAAAGCAATGCAGACTGGATCAATGTACGGCTGTAAACCAGGTGCACCAAAACACTTTGGTAAAAACGTAGTTGGCATTGAAGTACGAGGCAAATACGATGGTGTCAGTTACTGGAAGTGTACTGTATGTGAAGTAGTACATGACCGATGGACATTACAACCCATAGATGAAAAGTTTGATAACAAAAAAAGGGCGAATAAAAATGTGTAGGTTGCTGAAATCTCACTAAATATTGTTATGAATAAAATAGAACATATCGACTTTACTAAAATGGACGTGAGTGATTATGTAGAATCATTAGCACACACATCTTTCACTTCCAGAGAACTCTATAATGCTTGTCAATTATTCAAGCAAATGAATGAGGATCCTAACTGTACAATCATTCTAACAATTGCTGGTTCAACGCAAGCCGCTGGTTGTCTTCAACTATATAGAGACTTAGTAAGACTTAACATGGTAGACATAATAGTTGCTACTGGAGCAAGTGTTATTGACATGGATTTGTATGAGGCTTTAGGATATCATCATTACGAAGGAACAACAAAAGTCGATGATGATGAACTCAGACAAAAAGGTATCGATAGAATCTATGATACGTATATCTATGAAGAAGATTTAAAGAAAGTCGATCAATATGTTTGTGATATTGCAACTCGGTATAGTGAAGGTAGTATAATGAGTTCCAGAGAGTTTCTAAATCTTTTAGGTAAACATACTCCAAACAGTTTAGTCAATGAATGTTATGAAGCAGGCGTACCCATCTTCTGTCCTGCTTTGAATGACAGTGCCGCAGGATTCGGTTTGCTTAAACATAGAATAGAAGAAGAATACTACTGCATTATCGATAGTATAGCAGACCTTAAAGAATTAACTGAGTTAAAGATTAAAGCAAAAGATACAGGATTGTTTATGGTAGGCGGCGGAGTACCAAAAAACTTTGCACAAGATATTGTAGTCGCGGCTGAAATGTTAGGAACCGAGGTACCACTGCATAAGTACGCGGTTCAAATTACAGTAGCAGATGTAAGAGACGGAGCATGTTCAAGTAGCACATTAGATGAAGCATGTAGTTGGGGTAAGGTAAGTAATCAACAGACTCAAATGGTGTATGCCGAAGCAAGTCATATCTTACCTATCATAGCAAATTATGTTTATGTAAATTCATTACCAAGGTCAGCACAAAAATTAAATGAACTTATTCGGAACTAAAGAATACAATTACGAAGATTGTGATGTAGTTGTAGTACCTTACGGTATAGAAAGCAATGTCTCATGGGGCGGCGGAACAAAGAACGGACCGCAGGCCATTCTACGTGCTAGTCAAGAGGTAGAACTGCACCCTTACCCAGATTATTTAAAAATACATACAATGACTGAACCAAAGGATCTAAGTCAAACAGTTAAACAAGCAAAAGAAGATAACAAATTTGTTTTTATATTAGGAGGAGATCATAGTTTAACCTCTCATGCATATCAACATTATAACACAGACATTGTACAATTCGATGCTCACTGTGATTTACGTGATAGTTATGAAGGCAACTCTCAAAGTCATGCATGTGCTATGCGTAGATGTGTAGAGTTAAATGAAGATACTGAACTGTATAGTTTTGGTATTCGTAACATGAGTCGTAGTGAAGATGAATATATCAATCAGAACAACCACAGAATACATAGAAACAGACTACCAAAGGGTAAAGAATTATATCTAACGTTTGACGTTGATGCACTTGATGTATCGATAATGCCTGCAACAGGCACGCCAGAACCGGGAGGTTTGTTGTGGGAAGAAACAATAGAATTAATTAAAACAATATGCTATCAAAATAGAATTGTAGCAGTAGATGTAGTTGAATTTGCACCAATCGAAAACATACCAGCATATGATTTTGTAGTTGCAAAGTTATGCTACCATATATTGAATGAAAGTTTTAAACAACAAAAGGTAAAGTTATGGAAAAGATAGTACCAGAACATAAACACTTGATAGTTCGTGCTGAAGTACACAAGCCGCCCACAGATCCTGATTGGGTTAAGGAGTGGATGACAAAATTAGTAGATAAGATCGGTATGAAAATATGCAGTGGGCCTCATACAGCATATGTAGACATTCCAGGTAACTCAGGAGTCACCGGTGTAGTAGTAATCGAAACAAGCCATATCGCAATTCATGTATGGGACGAAGCCGAGCCAGCATTGTTACAATTAGATGTTTATACTTGCGGCCCATTCGATATGGATACAATTTTTGAAGACCTTGAACAATTTAATCCAACAAAGGTTGAATGGAAATATTTAGATAGAGAACATGATCTAACTGAAGTAAGTAAATCTATCCATTAACTATTGACAAACACAGGCCTTTAAAGTAAACTACTATCAATTTGTAGAGTGTCTAAATACAGTACACTCTTGCAAGGAGACTAGATATGAAAGATAAACTAATGAAGGCCTGTGTGCTAGTATTGATTGTATTCAGTATAGATAATCTATTGAAGGACCAAGAACAAGAACAAACAGTTATACATGAGATTATTGTTATTGAAATTCCAACAATCATAGAGAATAAGTCTCCTCATGTAACAATTATAGCAGATGAACAGTTGGTAGTCGAAGATGTCGATCTATTCTGTTTAGCAAAGAATGTTTTCCATGAAGCAGGAATTGAGACTGATATGGGCAAATACGCTGTTGCTCAAGTTACACTCAATCGTGTCAAAAGTAAAAAATACCCCAATACTATATGTAAAGTAGTCCTACAGAGGTACCAATTCTCATGGGCAAATCAGAAGTCCAAGCACTGGACACACCCAAAAGGTATCAATTGGGACAGATCAAAAGCCATCGCCAAGCGAGTAATCTATGAAAATCATAGAGTAAAAGGGCTAGAACACTCCGAATACTATCATGCAGACTACGTAAGTCCTCACTGGTCACGCAAAATGACACCCGTAGCAACCGTCGGCCGACACATATTTTACACAAATCGCCCAATTTATTGATCTTTTTTCGTAATTAGGCGAGAAAAAGGTTGACATTGGGTACCCATTCCAGTATAATATATACATATTCAACAATAAAGCAATGGGAAATTATATGCAAATCAATACTCAACTAGCAAAAGCCTTCAATAAAGCAGTAACCAATTCAGAAAACATCGACACTGATGATTCTATCAACTGGAACTTTGTAGATGCTGATATACATATGGATCTAGGTATCCCGTATATCGATACTTTAACTGGTTATAATCGTCAGTTTAACTATCTGGCTGATTGCTATCTTGGCAATATCACTCTTGCTGATCGTCTTCAACAAACTGCATAAGGAATAATTCATGGGATATTATACTCATACTGTCGAGCCAGTTGGATTTTTCGTTGAGAAAGATCACGGGAATCACTTTGAATGGTCTGTCAATGACGATTCAATGGCATTGTGCGAAGATTTTGATCACAAGATTTGGGTAGGTGATATGATCGGTTCTCCTTACAGATACGGCACTGTCAAAAAGACTGTTGCATATGTTGTGGTTGATGAAGATGAGTTTGGTCTCCCGGTAGTCGAAAAATGGGACCTAAAAAAATGTCAAAAATATTCATAAAAGGCTTGACATTGGGTACCCAATGCGTTATAATAGCTGTATAAATTGAATAAAGGAGAAGCAAGAATGTCTTGGAATCAGGAAGGAGAAGTAAGGGGTTGGGATGGTCAAGCAACATATAGTCACAGCAACGCAGTACATGAATGGTGGACAGTTGCGAACATCGGTGGATATCCACAAAAAGTTTATTGCACGGCGGCTAATTCATTTGAAGCACAAAACATCTTCAAATCAATTTATGGCAGTCAACTGGTTAATAGTTACGCAACCAGGTGCTAAAGAATTAGTGTAGGGCACACTAGCCCTGTATTAGTAAGGATGCAATGGGAGTTGCATGTATTTTAATGAGTTTAAACTTAGTTTATATATTTGGAGAAATAATTATGACAAACAAAACTTTTTCGGTAGTTGGTATTACTACACACAATGACAATACGAAAGTTCGTTTCACTGATGACATGGTAAGGCGTGTTAAACAATTCAGTAAGGGTGGTGCAACTAGATGTGAATTCATCACTTTGCCTGAAGCAATGACGAAACTAGACGGGCTACAATTTATGCTTACGCATGACATGTTCTCGTCTGCTGAAGATCAAGCAACCATCTCAGATGCTATTGCAGATCGTTCAACGTCTAGCAAGTCTTATAAAGTGAATATGTCACTTGATGCTATCCGTGAACGCGGTAAGCAACAGCAACAAGATACTGAGACGTTAGAATCAGTGCTTGATGCAGTAGTTAGTTAATAACTACAGCCACAAAAAAAGGGCTTTAGGGCCCTTTTTTATTGGTTCGCTTTTTGTTTAACCTATACGCCAATCAGTTCCGTCTGAGAATACTGGAAGTGTAAGACTTCCTGCTCCTACTAAGACAGCTCCGAATACGCTACCTGCATCTGCGTCAGTTACCATTGATCTTGCTCCAGCACCTGCTGTTGCGGCTGCCGGTAATGCTGAAGTAATGACTGGAGTAGTTTGTAATGCTGTAGTTGCAGAAACATAACTTTGACCAGTAACATTACCTGATACTATTAATGTAGATAATGTTCCAACACTACCAATGTTTGGTTGTGCTGAGTTTATAACTTCTTGTGCAAGTACTGCTGTATTGACTGTGCCAGAAATATTTGCGGCTACGACATTAGATATGCCCCCGCCGTCACCAGTAATAACGCCTGTAGTGACTCCTAAAGCACCAGTCACTGTTAAACTTGTTAACGTGCCTGTAGATGTGATGTTTGGTTGAGCGGCAGTCGAAACTGTTCCTGATGTAGTTGCTAATGCAACTGTTCCACTTACATTCGCACCTGCGATAGCAGATAAGCCAGAACCAATTCCTTTGAATGTACCACCAGTTGTTTCGATGTCATTAACTGCTTCGATATTACCTGCGATAGCCCAGAATGCGGGAGCGGCGGCACCTGTTGTATAGATTCTACCAACGTTAGCACTACCTACTTGTAAATCAATGTTGCCGTCTGTGCCCGTGATAGTTACATTAGATGTTCCGTTTACGATCTGAGTTGATGGACTTGATGCTACTGCGGCAAATGCCCCGTTTCCGTATAATACAGTTGATGCAGAACCATCAATGTTAATTGTAGAAATGTTACCTAATGTTGGCGTACCTGATACATTTGCATATGCTACTGCATTCGCTGTAGTTGCAAAAGCAATTGCGCCAGTTACGTTAGCACCTGTAAGGTTTGCTAATTGATAACCGTCTCCAGTTAATGCAGGGCTTGATGCGGCCGCAAATACACCGTTACCATATAATACGTTTGCAGCCGATCCGTCGATGTTTATAGTTGCTATACTTCCTAAGCCAGAAACATTAGCATATGCTACTGCGTTTGCTGTTCCTGCGAATGTTGCTAAACTAACATTAGATAGTCCGCCACCATCACCAGTAATTAAACCAGTAGTTGAAATTGCGTTTACTCCAAATGCTCCCATTAAGGTTACAACATTTGAATCACCATATGTACCGCCTGCATCTGCGGTGTACGTTCCGTCTCCTCTGAGAACATTAGAAACGTTACCATCTAAATTTATAGAAGCAATATTTCCTGCTCCTGAGACGTTTGCTAAAGCAACTGCATTTGCTGTTGTAGCACTTGTTGCTAAAGCAACAGCACCTGATACGTTTGCACCTGCCACTGCGTTTGCTGTTCCGGCTAGAGTTGCTAAAGGAACACTACCTGTTACATTAGCACCTGCGATAGCAGATAAGCCAGATCCAATACCTGTGATCACACCAGTAGTTGTAATTGTGTTTGAGCCGAATGCGTTTAATAACGTAACAACGTTTGAGTTACCATAAGACGTTGCGTCAGCACTCCAAGATCCGTCACCATGTAAAATATTTAAGACATTGCCGTCTAAATTGACAGCAGAAACATTGCCTAAGTTAGTAGCACTAATGTTTCCAACAACTGCGTTGCCTGTAGCATTGAATGTACCTGTAACATTTGCGCCAGTACCTGTGACGATTAAAATATTTGCGTTGCCAGCAACTGAAGTATTGATATTTCCATCTACTGCGGGGATATTTACATTAGATGTTCCGTTTGCAATTGCGGCTGAATTTGAACCAGAAGGTAAGTTTGTTAAGTTAGCACCATCTCCAGATACATACGTGAATACACCTGCAGTGCCTGCTACAGTAGCATTGGCTGTAAGATTTCCCGCTACCACATTGCCAGTAACTGCTGATGAAGTTAGTGTTCCTGTAGATGTAATGTTTGGTTGTGCGGCAGTCGTAACTGTCGCCGCTAAATTTGCGATTTCGGCTTTAACAAAACTGCTTCCACCTGCACCAGCTAAAATCAAGTTACCTAGTAATTGTACTGTTGCTTTCTTGGTTTCTGGTGTCCCGTTCATGTCTACTACAGCGACTAAATCGTTGTAGGTCATGTTTGCACTTGTTATATCTGTAAGTGCTGTTATTTTAATATTTGTTGCCATTTTCTATTATCCCCTAATAGTATTATTTATTCTTTTATTGACTTAAACAGCACTGTCATCACTGACATAAGACCAACGTGTATTTGTTGTATCATAGTATGCCATTTTGCCGCCCGGTGTGCTATCACTGATCGCAATTAGTTGTCCAACTGCACCTGCTCCAGGCTTAGTTGCGATTGTGTATACTGGTACTTTGTTAAACTCGACATCTATATCTCCGATAGATGTGATAGGACCACCTGTAATAGTTAGTGTATCACTTGTAAGACCTACACTTTGTACAGTACCAGTAGATCCAGTAGCACTAACAGTTACGTTTCCGTTACTTGAATTGAGTGAAATACCGTCACCAGGGTTTAATCTTGTAACACCGGTGTTTGTAACCGTGATACTGCCGTTAGTTGTGATTGGTCCACCTGAAACTGAGATACCTGTGCTAGGATTTAACCCGACACTAGTTACTGTTCCACCTGCAGTACCGTTTGCAATAGCGGTAACTCTTCCATATGCGTCAACTGTGACGTTTGCTTGTGCATACGCACCGGCCGCAACACCTGATGTTGCTAAGTCTAAAGCAATTGTGCCAGAAGACACTATAGGGCTTCCTGAGACAGTTAAACGTGATGCGGGCGCCGATACTCCAATACTTGTTACAGTTCCTTCTCCACCATTAGCACCAGTAGTTGAAATTGTAATGTTGCCTGTAGTACCACTTAGTGTGACACCTGTCCCTGCTATTAAACGAGCAACGCCAGTGTTTGTGATTGTGACAGTGCCAGTACTGGCATTTGAAGTAACATTGATAGCATCACCTGAACTAAAGGTGTTATAATTACTTGAATTAGCAAATAATGTATCAAAGTTTACGTTAGTTTTAGTAAATGCAGTGTATAGTGAATCACTACCGACAGATTCATTCGGTAGTCCTACATTTATCGATTGTTTTCCTGTAATAGCCATACTTGTATAAGTTCCTTATATGATGTATTTATCAATAAGGTTAATTAGTATGGAGCGAAAGAACTACCGCAACCGCATGTGGTCTGTGCCGCTGGATTGCTAATAGAAAAACGAGATCCTTGTAGATCATCTTTGAAATCTACTACGGCATTTGATAGATACTGCATAGATAATGAATCGACTAATACGTTTGTTACGCCAGCCGGAATTTCAAAGTCATCATCGTTTTGTCCTTCTTCCATAGAAAAACCGTATTGAAATCCTGAACATCCACCGCCTGTTACATACATTCGTAGACTAGTTTCAGGACTTTCGTCTTCTAATACTTCTTTAATTTTGCTTTGTGCTGATTCAGTTATAGTAATCATTTTGCGTCCTCAATTGTAATTTCTTGTACAGTAATTCCATATTTTTCTAACACTGAACCTGCCGGGGAATACGGAAAACTAACCGGATGTTGATTACATGCTTCAGGATCACCTTGACCTGCTTCAATTAAAAATCCAGTAGCTGGCGGTACTTGTCCCATCGGGCAAGAACATATTGCAATACCGTCTGGTCCTTTGACACAGTTCCAACTAAAACAGTTACTAGCATTGTAGCCTTGTAAATCTTTGGCTGGACAATTTTGTATAACAACTTTCATGTCTTCTGGCTTGTGGCTAAAGTTATTTGCTTCTTGTGGGTACTCTAATCTTGGGAAGAATGTACTCCAAACGTGATTCTTATCAGTAGCCTCACAACTACCTTGCATGTTACCTAGAGATGTATCAGCAATGTTTGGACCATTCAAAATAGGACAACGACATACTACTTCAGGATATGATTCTCCCGATGAATTAGTAATCATTCTCTGTGTTCCGTCTTCATTCATTACTGGCTTACATGTACTAGCGGCGCAAAGAGCAAACTCTCCTTGGCAAATAGTTAAACCAGGTGGCGGTGTTGGAGCCGCATGTTGCATGTGACTGTCAATGCCCAGTGGAATATGCTCTTGTGCTTATAAACTACCTGCAAATGCTAGTAGCAAAGGTGCTACTATTACTGCTGTGATTTTAAATGTATGTTTGTTCCAAAATTCTAATAATTCGTTCATTTTCTTATCGAATGCCCCCATCGTGTGGAAATTACGTTCCAGTTAATAATCTTCCATGTCTCTTTAAGATATTTTTTCTTATCTGATCCATAGTCACATATAAATGCATGTTCCCACCAATCAAT